CCTTGCTGCATCCACACCGGAAGATACTCATATGCTAATTTTAAACGATGTAGAAGTTCTCTTGCCGTTGCAAGTTTGTTTGCCAAAATAGCGACATTGACATCCTGATTGAATAGGATGTAATGAAGCAAATATGAAATCATCGTTGTGGACTTACCAGTCTGTCGAGGCAGTTTGGCAATCACAAAGCGGTTGTGGTGAACTTTCTCTATGATTTCCTCTTGAAAATCCCACAACTCAAACGGAACAAGACCCTCATCTAGAGATACAATCTTGATGTATTTTTTGATGAAGTAGACAGGATCTTTGGAGCATTTTAGATATTCTTCAACCTGCTCTGGAGTATAATCAATTTTTACTCCTGCTGCCTTTAGGTTTGTATTACCAAGATAATTTTCAGTCTTCGCCACTCGTAGTCTCCGGTGTCACATCTATGATATCATCATCTTTTGCTAATCTTTTCGAAGCACTTCTATCTTGATTGATTAGTTCTTGTAGATCTTTTGTCGATCCAACATATATGGAATTATTGGTGGTATTGTTATTCACCACCTCTTCCTTTCTAATCTCTTTGACTTGCTTATGAAGATCAATTAGGTCTTTGTTTAGTTCTGCAACAGTTTTAATCGCCTGTGCAGCGACTTCGTATGCCCGTGGAGAATCACCCTCAGACGCAACTGCAAGAATCCCATCGATTGCTTCTTGTCCTTGATCGATTAAGTTATGGAGGTTGGATCGAACAGTTTTATAATCATTGTCCGAGTCTTTGTTTGGATTAGAGACTTGTATCTCTTTTCTCTCTCTTTTCACCAAAGGAGTTTCCTCTGGGATTTCCATACCTAACGCCTCTGAAATTTTCTTATCACTTTTGCTCATTGTTTCTATATGGGAACTTTTTGTTCAACATCTCCCTGCGTCTTTTACATGGTGTACACTCTCTGATTCTACCGCCAGTCACTTTTTTAATAAATTTGGACACGGTATCACCTACGCCTTTACTTTTTTCTTTTTCATTCATTAGAATGTCGCTCCATCTACTGTTGCACCTAAAATGTCAATGAAGAATGGCCCGGGTTGACCAGCACCACAACCACCACCCGCACATATACCATGGAGTCCAGTTCCCCCTCTGACGAATATGTCGGTCTGTACTCCATATGTCGCTCCACTAACAGTGCTGGCACCAGAGACCCCAACATCAATACGCGAGAGTGCGCCTGTTGCTCCTGTTATTCCGAACTGGCCAGTAAGACCAATATTGTGGTTTGCTCCACCAGATACTCCGGTGAATTCCAAAGCACTCATTTCGTAGAAAGTTGTCTGGACGTTTCTGATGATTGACTGATCCTTGATTGGGCCGTAGACGTACGATTTACAACCGAAGGATAAAGTGAAAGTAATATTTCTTCTTGCATCAAAATCACCTTCATAATCTTCTTCTAAAGATACACTGTTTAGAACAATTGGAATATCAACTTTGTTATTGATATCCGTAAAGTTCATTGTAACATTGAACTCTGGAGTAAAGAAAGGTAGAATTTGCTCTATGATCTGAAGACCATCTTCCATGTTCCTGACCATGACATGCAAAGCAAACTCAACATCATAAGGAACCTCAGTAAACTGTCTTTGTAGTTTAGTTTTGTCCGTGGTATTTAATTTAATTCTTTTGTGAATTGTGTTTCGTTTTCTGGACGAATCATATGCCATATTAGTAATTTCAAACGACATATACGGCAAAGTTATTCTAGTCTTAGTATCATCCTCATCGATAGAACTAAGTTCATTTGCTCTTCTTAGATACTTCTCTTTCGGCCCGTATGCAATGGGAACCCTAATGCTTTCAGACGCATTCGTTCTCTGTATCACAATGTTGTTGAATAGTGATCCAAATGCCACTACCAAGTTTCTCATTGATGCGTTATAAAACTGACCAAACATTAATAGTTACCCTCCGAGAACGGATCAATGTCCGACATGTCGAAGACATTGTTGAGATCAATCTCAAACTCGATTTGTTCGTTATCTCCACGCGGGGCAACGCCCGTAGTGGAACCCTGCGTAGGTACAATCATCGTGCTTCCGGCAACCTTGTTTAGCGTATATTCGGTTCCTGTTGCTGCTCCCTTTACAGTCCCTCCAGTTTCGCCGGTAAACGTACCACTTTGAGGAACAATTTCTAATAGACGAGTGGTTGTATTCCAGTCGGTCACAATACCAGTTGCGGTGGCCGTTCCAATCACGTTTGAATCACCACTAACTCCGAGAGTCTGGAACACGGTTTCACCGATACGGTATGATTTTGCCGAAGAAAGAACTGGGGTGGTCATTGTGAGAATTTGAGCAAATGTCTTTTGCTGATCCTCTACGTTGTCCACCTCTGTGTATCCGGTGTCGATTGTCTCCTGACTGTAGTTGAACAACTCACATGAAAGTTTATAGGTGTATAGTTTACCTTGTTGGTAGAATGGGTTTTCATGCTCAACAAACTTAATCTCAAATAAACCTTTACTGAATGGGAAGAAAATCAGATCACCCTCTCTTGGTCGGGTAATATCGGCATCATGTGCCATCACCGACTCAAATCTACTTCTTGATACTATGAGAGAAACCGTGTCTCGAATCTCCAATCCAAACTTGGCAATAAAGTCACCTTCTCCTTCAAACCCATCAACACTTTCAATGTACATTTCAATCGTGTTACCTTCTTCAAACTTAGATAGAACATCCTCACCAAAGATCTTATCCTCTTGGACAAGAGTTCTTGGAATGTAAACCATATCAAAACCATGAATCTTAATTGATTCTATGGTCAGATCGTTTACGAGGTTTTGCTCTGAACCTCTATGCTTGAAATATGGGTTCTTTGCCATCATATTATCCCGTCATAAAGTCAATGGGTAGTTCATACCTTAAGGACATTTCTTCTTCTAATTTTTCAACTTCACTTTGTCCCTGTTCATACAACTGATTTCCATTGAATGAAACTCCGCCCGGCAACTGAATCGAATCAAACTTGGATAAGTTTCCACCCCATTGCCTTTTAATTAAAGCGGTAACATACTTTTTGAGAAGACGATCTTTATAAATTTCATTGAACTCATCTGGGTCGATTACGCTGTAGCACTCAAAGACGAGAAAATCGCCCGCTTTCACATCCTCTGCCCAATTCATGTCAATGAACAGTCTATTTTGAACACGACTAAATCGAATCATCTTTTCTGGATCTAACAACTGCTGGATCAAAGACAGATGTCGTTTCGTGATGTCATAGTTGGCGATGTTACCCATGCCAGTTCTAATCCCATAAAAGTCGTTTAATGCCATTTGATAACGAACGTCAAACAGATTTACAGTTGACTCTGAAAACTGAAACAACTTGATAATGCTAATGATGTTTGGATCGATCCCCTCAAGTGGAATGTATCCACCGTTTAAAGGATCTGCGGCCGCCCGGGCCATATCATCAGATGTGATTTGATGACGGTAGAACATTCTTTGCACACCATCAAAATGATACTCTGCAAAGAACTGAAGAGCATCATCAATTCTGTCCTCTACCTGAGAGTCATCGACATTGATTTCAATAACTGGCGCACCTAATTGTCTTAGTGCGTAGTCTTTTAGTTCTTGTCTTGTCGTTGGATTTGCCATATTTGCTCCTTAGAGGGTTCTTCTATATGTATAAACCGAGAGCGACTTTATTGGCAATATCTAGTCCTCGATTATGTCCATCTTAGTTTTCATTTGTTTTTTCAATACTTCACGCATGTGAATTAGGTCATGTTCTTCAAAATTATTTAACAAATATTCTACATCTTTAGAACGAGAAATATATCTGTCCCCGGCCGGCCATGTCTTTGCCTGTCCTTTTTGAAAATTCTTACCATAAGTCACGGTGTGCTTCTTCCCCGGAATGTATCTTCTAGATGTCGCCCCAGTTGGAAGATTATACAGAGGTTCCACTAATTTGAAAACCTCCTCTGTAAAAATAGAACCATTGATATTAATCGTTCCATTTGGATTGTGTATAAAACAAAAATCGGTCATGGTAAGAAGTTAAGTGCCACAGACGACGCACCACCAGAGAGACTTGATAACTTAGCGCCAGTAGAAAGTTGTGCTGAGGATACACCTGTCTTCTTAAGTGCAGAGGCAGAAGTTGTAACCATCTCACTATAAGATGTAATTCGGTTCCCCTTAAACGCTCCACTCTTATCTGCTGGAATTACTCTTGTCTTTGCTGTTCTAACTTCTGCAATTTCAGTGACTCTTTCGATTGCACTAACCGTGGACGTAAATGCGTTCTGAACTTTATATCTGTAGTTTACCAGATCAAGGAACAGGAGTCTACAGTCATGATACGTCAAGTAATGTTCAACACCAAAAGCATTTGGAATAATATAGAATGAATCTTGCTTGCCATATGCACCGGCAGTTACAATCGCATTTAGTCTATTGATCAAATCATTTGTTGGTTTGACTGCAAAGAAGTGATATGTCTCTACGATTCCAGTCTCCGGGTTGGTTATACCACCGAAGGTTCTAGTTCCAGATCCATCAGGTTCACTCACTGATGCTACTCCAGTTAGTGCAGCAGAACCAGAGGAACCAGTGCTATCCTCGAAGAGATATTTCAGGTCTCCGGCATGTCCCTGAGTTCCCGAGATAACTTGGTCAAGGTTTCGAGTTGCTTCATTAATTGCTTCTTCAACAGCAAGATCTTGTGCTTCTCGCAAGGTTAATAGAAGATCATAGTCTTCCATCTCCCAAGTCGCAAGAGATCCTGTCTCATCGATGGGTGGAGGAGAGTTGCTAGGAATGATCGACGGGGATGGATCGATAACATGGAAGATTGGACTTTCGAACGGGCCCGTGGGTCGGGGAGTGTTGCTGATTCCTCCGTGGATCGTCACTTCGGGTTCATCACTTGCTCTTGCCGTTTGGTGAGGACTTAGTAATGGACTGAACCAGTGTGGAGTTGGAGATGGAACTGGTTCATGCGGCGATGGAGAAATTGTTGTGGGAGGACGAGTGGCCGTTGTATGAGGATTGGGGAAGTGGATTGTTGGGGTTGGAGATGCAACACCACCAGTCGCAGAGGTTTCAATTGTTGGTGATGGCGAAGATCC